ATTCAATCAACCTACCCATTTGTTGTTTCATTGACTCTTCTTCATCTTGCGGAGCAGTACCCCAATCTACATTTCTATTTAATCTTTTTTTAACTTTACGATTAGCTTTATATTCTGGATATAATTTTCTTCTTTTTGGTGAACCACCCTTACCATCAAATACGATGATACAACGAGATGGTTTTAAAATATCACAAGTATATCTTATTGATCTTAAAAATCCAACAACACCACCTATATGTATTCCATCATCATTAATAGAAGGATTAACTGCGAAGGCTCGAATAAATGTATTCAAGCCATCCACAATTAATACTCTGTCATTTAAATGTGTTACTGAATTATGTGTGTCGTCTTTGGTTTGTTCTAAAAAAGATATAAATTTTTCATTTAAGTCTTTTTTAGAGTTCATCAACTACCTCATCAGTTTCCACAACATCATCAACACCAAGTTCTTTTGAGTCATACTTTAAAATACAAGCATCACATATCTGACTATAACAATAATCTTTTAGTGAAGAATTAGTATTCATAAGTTCTTCAAAATCTTTTGATTGAAACTTATGTTCTTTAATCACTTCACCTGTATCTGTATCTATTTCATTTAAAGTATACCAAGAACCACCTTGTTTAACAATCTTGTGTTCTTTCATTACATTCAACCAACTACCAAAGTCATCAATACCTGTATCAAAATATAATGGAAATTCAGCAGTTCTCATTGGTGGTCCAAGTCTATTCTTAATAACTTGTCCTTTAATCTTAATACCGATTGTATTCTTCTTACTACTATCTTTGATTTGTCCTGCATTTTTGAATCTAACACGAGTTGATGAATGGAATGGAAGAGCTTTACCACCACTTGTAGTCCATGGGTCTCCAAACATAACACCTAATTTTTGTCGTAATTGATTTGTAAAAACAAGAGCAACCTTTTGACGAGCAATCATTTGAGTAATCTTTCTCATAGCCTTACTTATGATAATCGCTTTAGCAGTTGCCCAACCATCTTTATCAAAGTCAGCATCCATTTCTACTTTTGTAGAAGCAGCTGCTAATGAATCAACAAGAATTGTAACTAATTTATCTTTATCTGATTCTCTAATCTTTGTAACGATTGTTTCAATAGTATCAAATATTTCTTCAACTGTTTCAAGATGTACATACAACATTTTGGTAGTATCTACACCAATAGCCTCAAGAAATTCAGGTGATACGGCAGATTCTGTATCTATATAAACTGCTATACCATCTTTCTTTTGTGTTGAAGCTAATAAATGAGAACCTATTAGAGATTTACCACTACCTTCTAAACCATTTAATTCAGTAATCTTACCTACGGCAACACCACCATCTGGCTTATTGGAAATAGCAATATCTAACATTGTTGAACCTGTTGAAATAAAATCAGTAACATCAGTTGGATTAGAACCCTCATCAAGAAAGTAAGCAACCTTTTGATGTTTGAATTGTTTATTTAGTTCATCGGCTATTATTCCAGCCAATTCGTCTTTTTTAGACATATTAATTCTCCTATGATGATATGAGCGGGAGAGTGATGCTGTCCGTGTGGTACAATGTCCCGCGGGCGTGTGAAAATTTACATCCCACTCATAAACATTTATTTATTTAGCTATTGAACAAATCATCAAATGCATCTGATACATCTGATGTTTTTTCAGTTGTAGTATTTCCAGTATTTGATGTTGGAGTTGTACTAGCAGCCACACCATTAGAAGTTGTAGTAGTTTCTGTATCATCAGAAGGATTTAAGAAATTACTTAGAGCTTCTTTTAAATCATCATAAGATGGTTCTGTGTAAAGTTCAGTAATATCTGATTGATTATCAAATACACTTTGAAGTAACTCACTATTTTCAGTTATAGGTGTTTGATTTGGTTTAACACGAACTGTTGTTTTACCATACTGATTACCTGCTTCTGCTGGTGTTTGTCGTTCAATCATAATATCACGACCTGTTGTTGGATCTGTAATATCACCATAATCAGGGTCAGCAATAACACTTAATAACTCTTGATATACAGTTTTACCAAATCCCCAAAACTTAACACCTTCATTTTCTTGTCCACGAACAACAACAGGAACAAAAGTTCTCATTTTAGGTTCAAGTCTTTTACCTTGAATCCATTCGTCTTTATTACCTGTAGATTTTAGTTTATTAGAAAACTCTTCAACTGGATCTGGTCTACCAAATGAAACAGGTGACATATAAGTTTTATTATTACCTAAATTATAATGAAAGAATAATTCTATGAAAGGATTTTCTTTATTATGTTTGTAAGGAACAATACGAACAACTTGTTTGCCTGGATCAGGTTTCCAAAAGTTATCTTTTGTTGAAGTTTGAGTTTGTAACTGATTTAGTTTTGATTTGATTGCATTTATATCCATGCTTTTTCTCCTATGTTTTATCTTTTATCGTTTATTGTTTATGGTTAAATCGTATAACCATATAACCTATTTTCATACATCGTATATAAATATACGAAACTTTTACTATACAAGTCAAGTATTTTTATTTTTTTTGTAGTAATCCCTCAAGAAAATATTTAAGTGTTTCTTCATTTAAAACACCTGGTTGAGAATATGTATCACCACTTTTTGAAATTGTTGTGGTTGTAGGAACACTCATTACATTAAATAAACCTGCTATTTCAGGTTCTTGTTCTATGTTTACTTCATATAAATTAATTTTATCACTATATTCTGGTGTAACCTTATTGAGCACCTGCTCATACATTTTACAAGGGCCTCACCATGTTGCATGAAATTTTATGAAGATAGGTTTATCTGTAAGATTTTTACCTTCATTATATATTTTCATAAATTCTGATTTTGTTAAATTATTCATCATACCACCCATGTCTGCGACTTCTTGGATGAACATCATCATCTCCTAATTTTTCATACAATTCAGTAGCTATCCTATCTCTCACAGATTCACTATACATATTAGCAGTTTTATATTCATCTAATATTTCTTTTATTCTATCTTTTAAATTACTCATCACACTCTCCATGTTTACAATCACATTGACAACCACAATGTTTTTTCCATTTGTTTATTGGACATTCAGCAACAGCATAATGTACCTTCACATTCATAAAACATCCACAATGTGTACATCTACCATCTTTCTTATTTGTATCTGGATTAGTTTCATCGTATTTAAGAAATGGACAACCTTTACAGATTTCCCATCTTCGTTCAGCTTCTTCTGTAGTTGTGATTGTTTGAGAACCTTTTAACCAAGATTTGAGAGATTTCCAATGAGTTGTTGCTATATCTCGAGCCATCTGAGAAGTTGGTGGGAGTTTCTTTTCTCCCGCCAACATCTCTTCAGTCTCTTCAATACATTTTATTTCTTCTTCAGTGGCCTCTCTGTCTTTTGTGACTTTTGGTCTGAACTTTAATTTCACTTAACTCCCAAATGACCTAAAAGTTTATCAATTTTTCGTTCAAGAGAATTTACTCTTTGTTCTAATTGTTGGTTAATAGTACTTTGTACTGCATTATTTTGTACAGGACCACCAGCATCTCTTTGTTGTTTAAGTCTTTGCAAAATAGTTTCAACTGGTTGAAGATTTGGTAAATGATCATTTTCTTCTACCCACTTTGCATATCCTTTACCCCATTCATCTAATTGTTCATCGGTAGAGTTAGGCATAGGTGGTTTTGGTGGTTCTGTTTTTGGTCTTGGTCTTTCAAGAATTTGTTCAGCTGTTTGAAGATTTGGTACATGTTCATTGTCTTTTAACCATTTTTCGTATTCTTTTTTCCAAGCCTTTTCTTCTTTTTTAGGTACTCCGTGAAGTGGTGGTCTTGGTGGAGGTCCGTTTGGTCTTGGTGGTGCAGGAATATCTTCACCATCTAACCATTTTTCAATAAGATTTTTTTCTCTGAATCCGCATATTTGATTACCTGTTATTGAATTTACAAACCATGGTGTACCACAACTTTTATTATATTCAGTTTCTATTTGTTTTTTGATCTCTTGATTTTCTTTTGCTGCTAAATCAAGTTTTAAAATATCGTGACCCTCTTTGATTAATTCATCAATTATGGGTTCAGCTTTTTTACAAAATCCACAACCGACAGAATAAAAATATAACCATGGGGATGGTTCTTCTTCAACGGTTTCTACATTTGTATCATCTACTTGTGATTTTATTTCTTTTGTCTTTGTCATAACCTATTTCTCCTAAAGTTTAAACTTCATATATAAATATATATATATTTAAAAAACGACTAATCTATTTTTATTATTTTATAGATTCTTGTATTAATCCTATTTAATCCATCTGAATTTGTAACTAATAGTGTATTTTTAAAGTTCTCCCATGGGACAATAAATTTACTATCAATTACACCGTTATTCAAATTTGCTATTACTTCATTAAGTGCATTAATTGTATACAATGTATTAGAATGTTTCTTTCTATGTAATGATATAGTTCCTTTAACATCATTAAAATCAACACCAATTTCTAAATCAACATTATATGTACATATTAATTCATTAATATTATCTTCATTCTGTAAAACATAAATTTTATTAAATGCAATTGTATATGCATTATTAATTTCATTAACTATATTGTCAATATTTTCTTTAGTTGTAAATGTAGCTAATAGTTGTGTTTTCATTATTATCTCTGTTTTAATAGAGTTTCTGGAGCTCCACCTTTTGTTTTATCTAAATACTTATTTATTTGTTTTTTTATCTCTTCTCTTTCTTCAGGTGTCTTAGCCTTTTTAAGTTTATTTTTTAATTTTTTAACAATATCTTTATACTCATCCAAATTTTTTATTAAATCTTTTATTTTACCATTAAGTACCTTCTCTTCGTTTTCTTCCAATAGAGGCCCTAATCCTTTTATTTTAGATCTCTTAAACGCTTCTATAATATCTTCTCTTATATCCTCAACGGGTCTTCCTCTACCACCAGATTGTGGACGCATTCCCTTACCATACATTTCATCCATAGTCGCAGCAAATCCAGCAGGTACTGGAATTGTTTTTCCTTTTTCTGGATCCTCCCATTGGATGAGTGTAGTAGAAGGTATTTTTTTTCCTTTATATGTTACAGTATCTGAAAATTTAGGACTTTCTCCTGTTTTTGTAATTTTATTATAGATTACTCCCCAAGAATTTTTGTCTCTTTCAATCTTTTGTTTTTCTTCATCCGTTAATGAATTTGGATTTTCTGCCAATTTTTTATATATGGCTATATTTTTCTTTGTTGATGTAGGTTTTGAAGGAAGTATATATTTTTCAGTTTCTGAACCCGGTACAAGTCTAGTTAAACTCTGCATGTATGTAGGACTATCTGGATTTTTATCTTTAGATGAACCATATGTTGAAATGGCTTCTT